ACAACTTCTTTTAATCAATTCCAACAAGTAGATTTTACATTAAGTCAATCAGTATCTCAAATGATTAATTTAAAATTAATGCTTGAGGAAACTGCTGATAAACTTACTGGTATTAGTGCTGCTCGAAGTGGAGTTCAAAAGTCAGGTGACTTAGTTGGTGTTACAGAAAGAAATGTAATGCAATCTACTTTGATTACTGCTCCAATATTTGATTTACATTATAAGTTAATTGGTGATGTGTTTCAGGCGTTAGCTGGTTTAATGAAAATGGCTTGGGGTAAAGAGGGTAGAATGGCTAATGTATTTGGTGATATGGGTATGCAAACCTTTAAAATAGATAAATCAATAGCATTAGATGAGTATGGTATTTTCTTAGAGAATAGTGGTAAAGAAGTACAACGTAAACAAGAAATGATGGCTCTACTTGAAAGATTTAGTTCAAGTGGTGCTGTAGATCCTGCATCAATTATTAAAGCTGTTAATGCTGAAAGCTCAAGTGAAGTTGAAGGTATTTTAACACAAGGTCTTGAAGCAATACGTGACCAACAAGCTCAACTTGAAGAGCGTAAGGTTTCAGCTCAAGAACAAGCTAATGAGATTGAAGGACAAAAAATACAAATGCCTCTTGAAGTTCAAAAACTTAAATCTCAAACTGATATTCAGCTTAAAGAAATGGAGCTTAGAGTTAAGGCAGATATGGAAAGTGGTGCTTTAGAACATAAGGAAAATATGCTACAAGAACAGCGTAATAATGATTTGGACAAAGCAATGCTTGAAAGTACTAATGAAAATCAACAAGCTAAAACTATGCAAAAAGTTTTAGAAAAATAATATATTTGTAATTATTGTTTAATTAATGTTAAAGAAATGGATGAAGAAACAAATAACAATGATCACTTAGAGGAAAACGTTTCTCAAGAAAGTGATGTAAATACTGAAAGTACTAAAAATACTGAGGAAACTACAGATTTTAATCCTGATGCTTTTACAAGTGTTCCACCGGTTAAAAATACAACGGAGCAAAACACAGAAGGCAACGAAGCACAAGAGGATACCAGTAATAAAAATGGAACTACTGAGGAAACTACTGTAGAAAATACAAATGATGATTTTACTTGGGATGATTATATATCCAATAAAAATGAATCAAATACTCAGGAAAGTACTCAAGAAAGTAATGAAGAAACTTCAACAGAAACAAGTTCAACGAACAATGTTTCTGATGATAATAACGCTCAAACTGAAACAACGAGTTCCAATGAGGACTCTCAAGTTCAAACTGAGCAACAAAGTTCTTTGAATGATGCATACAAGAAAGTTGCTGATGAACTTGGCTTAGAAGCACAATCTCTTGATGATTTAAAAAAAACCTTAGAAGATATTCAAAAAGAAAATGAAGAACTTCGAGAGGCTAAATTAAGTGGAGTTACTAATGAAAGTGTACAGAAACTTGAATCTTATAAATCAAAATCAGATGAAGACCTTGTTAGACTTGAATTAAAGAAACAAGGATTTAATGATGAAGAGATTAATAGAGCTGTTGATAGATATATTGACAATGATGCTCTTTGGATTGAGGCTAAGAAAATTAGAAACACAATTGATAATGCTATCAAAAGAGAACAGGAAACTGTTTTAGATACACAGAAAAATGCTCAAGCAATGCAAGAGAAAGAACGTGTAGAAGCAGTTGAATCGCTTACTAAGTATATTAATGAGCAAGATACTATGTTTGGTCTTAAAATGGCTAAAGATGATGAAAGCTTAAAAAGTGTACGTAATGAGCACGTTAATTATATTACCAGCGGAGATTTTTGGGGTGATATAACTAAAAACAATGAGAATCTAAGTCAAGCTGCATGGCTATGGAAAAACAAAGATGTTATTCTAAAGGCTTTAGGTGGAAGAGAGTTTAATAAGGGTAGGCAGGAAATACTTAATGATATAGGTAATCCTGATATTCCCGGAACAACAAGACATAAAGACCCTGGTGGTTCCGATGAATTTAATCCTCAAAAATTTGTATACGGGGATTAGATAAAAGAATTAAAGGTGATATGTCTTAACGAATTAGAAAATAATTAATGTTTAATATTTAAAAAAATTACGTTATGAAATATCATAAAGGTACGTATGGAAAAGAGACTATCGAGTCTAATGCTTTAGTAACAAACTTGCTAAAGTACCCTGAAATCGCTAAAACGATTATCAGACAATATCCTCAATACTCATTAAACTTTTTTGTTGATGGGCTTGGGAGATATGCTAAAGAAGAAATGATTGGTGAAAACGCATTTAGATGGCCAATCTTAGGAAGATTAAATCGTCCTTCAACTTGTACTGGAACTAATACTGGAAACGGTCTTGGTTTAACTCAGTTCTCTGTTGAGTTTGAAGAAAACTACTTCAATCCTTACGATGTTGTAAGATTTGCTGGTGGTGTTCAAGCAATCGTTATGGGTGAGCCAACTGCTACTGTTGGTGGTTATACTTTCCAATTCAAATTACAATCTACTGATGTTAATGCTTCTGTTCCTGCATCTGCTTTGACTGCTGGTACTACTGCTAACACTGTAGGTTCTGCTTTCCCTGAAGGATCTGATAGAGGTTATGAAAACCACGTTTACCCAGATTGGTATATCAATTACATTGGTATTTCAAGAAAAGCTAAATCAATTACTGGTTCTGCTTTAACTGATATTACTTGGGTTGAAAACAATGGTCAGAGATTATGGTTCTTTACTGATGAAATGTTAATGAGAGAAGAGTTCTTATACCAAAAAGAACTTGACGATTGGTATTCTGTTTCTACAATGGATGCTAATGGTAACTCTACTGTATTAGATAATCAAGGTCGTCCTATTGTTAAAGGTGATGGTATTTTAAGACAAATTGATGCTGCTAATGTTGATACTTATAATGGTCAATTGACTGAAAAGAGATTAACTGATTTCTTAGCTCAATTAGCTCTTAATACAGGAAATAAAAATTCAAGATGGATGGTATTTACTGGTACTGCTGGTAAAGTTGCTTTCCACGAAGCAATGAAAGATTTAGTTTACCCAAGTGGAAACTTAATCTATGATGCTCAAACTGGTCAAGAAATGAACATTGGTGTGAACTTTACTTCATACAATGCTCTTGGACATACATTGACATTAGTTCATTGTCCATTGTTTGATGATCCAAACTTACATGGAAATAGCTTAGACCCTCAAACTGGTTATCCAGTAGAATCTTTCAGAATGGTATTCCTTGATATGGGAACTACTAATGGTGTTTCTAATATTGAAAGAAAAGTTAAGGGTGCTGGTGGAATTGATAGAGGAATGATTGTTAAGTATATTCCTGGTATGGTTGACCCATTTGACCAAAAATCAATGAAAGCTGCTAACTCAAGAGATGCGTTTACTTGTGAAATGCTTTGTGAATCAGGTATTATCGTAAGAAACCCACTATCTTGTGGACAATTAGTTTTCGCATAATTTAATAATTATTAGTTAATAGGTAAAAGTAAAAGATATGGAAAAGTTAACATCTACAGCTGTTAAAAAATTAGCAAAAAATGCTCCTGAAAACGGCTTAGCTGAAATAAGGTTAGTGAACCCTAAAAGAACTGGTACAATTACGGTTAGAGGTTATAACGATGAAACGGGTGAATTTAGACCTTACGTAGACCAACATGGTAATGAAAGGGTTATGAGAATTAACAAAAAAGTTCTACTCGATTTAAGTAAACTGAAAGACCAATTAACATATGAACAAGTGAGATTGCACCCTATTTATACGCAGGGTGCGACTCCTGTTCTTAAAGTTATTAATCACGAAGTTGAAGATGAAAACTTTGTTCTTACCAAAGATTTAGAAGCTAAAGCTAATGGTATTATACAAGGTTTAAAAGACAACGAATTAAAGGATTTTGCAAGAGTATTGTTAATCCCTATTAGAGAAGGAAGTTCTATAACAGCAATTAAACGTACATTGTACAATAAAGCTGAGGAAGATCCTACAGAAATTATTAATGAATTTAATAATCCTGATAGAGAATTAAAAACAATCTTGCAAAAAGGTTTAGAGAAAGACTTATTTACTAAATCCGGTGGAGTATTTAAATTCAAAGGTACAGTAATGGGAACTTCTTTTGAACTTGCTGTAGAGTGGTTAAGAGAAAATGAAGATATTCTTCCAAGTATTCGTAAAGAACTTAAATAATGACTATAGCTGAAATGCATACCGCTTGTGACATCGAATTAGATAAGGCTAATTCTCCTTGGTTTTCACCAAGTGAGAAAGACTATTTTCTAAATGAAGCTCAAATTGAGTATGTAAAAAAGCAATATGAAAAATTTGAGTTAGATGAAAGAGTACGTATGGCGCTAATACCTTTAGTTAGAAGTATTAGTGGTAGTAATGCTACTGAGATTGACCTTAGTGCTATTCCTAATTATCTTTTTACTCTTAATCTTAGAGCTGAATTTAATAAGCTTTGTGGTAGTGGTACAAGTTGGGAGAAAGTATCTCCTGTTCAATTAGATGATGAGGGTGAAAATCAGAATGATCCTTTTAATAAGAATGATGATAGTAATCCTGGTTATACAACTGAAAACGATGGTACCAATAATTTGATAAAAGTTATTTCAGATAACCCAATGTTGAATTATGTATTAAAGTATTTATTGTTTCCACCTAATGTTAGTTTGGATCCTAATAACCCAGCTAACAATGTAAATTCTATAATGCCTGAATTTACTCATCAAGAAATAGTAAATCTTGCTGTACGTTCAATGTTAGCTACAACTGAACAACAACTTAATTACCAGTTACATACTAATGAGATTAATAATCAAAACTAAAAGTCATGGCTAAAGTAAAAATTACATATAATAGAGATCAACTTAGAGGTTTTACTATTGCAGAATTAAAAAGTTTAGATTTATATAAAAGAGCTAAATTAGATAAGGATGTTAAGAAAAAAGCTGACATCATTAAAGGAATGTTAGCTCAACAAAAATCTGAAAAGCCTGTTAGTAAACCTAAAGCTAAATCTAAGCCAAAGGCTACAACAGCTCCTAAAGCTGTTAATAAACCAATACCGGTTAAGATTAAGCCAGAAGTTGAAAAAATTAAAAAAGTAAATGTTGTGTTTCATCGTTTTGTGCGTAAAACAAATAGACATTTACATTAATACGTATTAACCTTCAAATTTAAATAAAATGAAAATCGGAAGAAATTATTTCGCTTTAATCGCAGAAGCTCACGTTCCTGCGTTAACTGGAACTGAGGTAGATATTACCCCAAGTTTCATTGTTCAAGCTGACGAATTAGCTGGAGCTGTATTTATTGCTCCTGCTGTTGGTGCGCCAGGATTTATTAACTTTACAATCGGTGGTACTTATGCTGTTGGTGATGATGTAAGAATTACTATTACTTCAAATATTACTAACAGACAATTGTACAGAAAGTCTTATGTTCATACTGTAGAAGCTGGTGGTACTGCTACTACTGCTATTGCAACTGCTTTAGGTGCTAAGATTGCAGCTGATTTAAATCAGTCTAACACTCCTTATTCAAATGTTGTTGTTTTGGGTTCTGTTATTACAGTTACACAATTAGATGATGATAAGCAAGGATTAAAAAGTGTTGAGTATACTGATAGTGCTTTAGGTACTATTGTTGCTGTTGCTACTCCAACAGTTATTTCAGAAGGTCAACCATCTGACTTAATTGACAGAGGTATTGATGCTGCTAATATTAACTTAGCATCTTATGATACTGTAAGAATTGATTTACATGCTGATGCTGCTATTCCGTTTATTGATTCGGAGGGAGCAACTGCAAGAGAAATCTATTGGTATGGTACTCCGGGTAATGGAGCCGCATTTGCTTTGCTTATAAATAGCTTGTAATAATTGTTTTTTTACTATAAAGAAAGGTGGTGGACTAAAATCACCACCTTTTTTTTTTAACTTTACACTATGCCTACATTAGACCATTATGCTTATAATATCAGAAACATTGCTCGTGGTGGGCAAGGTAATTCTGATGATGAAAGATTAAATATCCGAATGATAAGATTTTGGATAAACGGTTATAGAGCTGCCGGTATGAAACAAGTAACTGAAAATGGTAATAATATCCATCCACAGTTTATTCAAGATTTAGGTGTAGTTCCATTACAAGAAGTTGATAAGGCTGATAGTCAATGTCCACCAGTAGAATGGGGATGTAGTATTAAAAAGGTTTCTATACCTAATTTAATTGATTTTCCTGATTTACGTGCATTAACTTATATTGGTAAAATAGATAAGTTATCTGGTTTTATTATTAATAATGCACACGAAGCTTCACAAAAAGTTCATACTAAGTTTGGTAAAATAATGTCAAGAGTTTATGTAATAGGCTCTAATATTTATTTTATGCTTAATGATAATGACAGAGATTTAGAGTATGTAAATATTCGTGGAGTATTTGAAATGCCAGAAGATGTTGTAACATATCCTACAGAGGGATGTGAACAAAAATGTTACGATCCATCTACTGACGAATATCCAATGCCACAAAGTTTGTATGAATATGTATTAAGAAGTATTCTGCAAAATGAATTAAATTGGTCTACACAAGCTGTTAATGATGAATTAAATAACGCAAGATTAGACAATGCTAAGATTGGATAATAAAAATAGATATACATTATTTGGTGTATATGAGATTTGTGAGGGAGATATAAATAGTGATTTAAAAGAATTAAAATATAAAAAAGGTGAAATACGTAAAATAAATTATAAGTTCTTTAGAAGAATTATAAGATTATATTTCACTATTTTGTTTAAAGAATTGATTAAAGGTAAATCAGTTCGTTTATATAATAGGTTTGGAATATTAAACATTGTTAAGACACAATGTACAAGATACAATCCTAAAAAATACATAATGAGGTTCAATGAAGAAACTGAAGAGTATGAAAGAAAGTTGGTCCAAATAAAACTTGATTTTGGATATTTTCATTTTGTATTTTGGGATAGTCCAAAAGTATTAAGACCTTATAAGTTTAATATTAATAATAAATGGAAAAGGTTGTTTATGGATAAGGTAAATGATGGTTTTGAATATTTGGATTTAAGTTTGTTTAAATATGGAAGAAATGCTTCTCCAGATTATATACATCATATAAAATAATTATGAGCGATACAGTAAATAAAGTTTCTTTACATAGGATTATCGGTAACGTAATGGGTAATCTTGGTCTAAAAGACGTAGATAATAATTATGATGATTTTGCTCGTTGGGCTTGTGAGGCTGAAAACAAAATAGGCTCTACTTCATCTTACAAAAGATTTGAATGTGAATTAACTATAAGAAATAGAAAAGCTACATTACCACCTAACTTTGTTTATTTAAATGCTTTGAAGTATGGTAATAAAATTGTTCCTGTTACTAAGCGTTCATTTAGAATGTTTAATAAAGGAGCTAAAAACAATGTTTTAGATAATAATGATAACAGAAATTTTATTACTGGAAATAAACAAACAAATATTCCGGGTGTTCCAATGGTAATTGGAATTAATTTTGGTGGAGCTTTTATTGCTGGTGATAGTATAACAATCACAATAGCTTCTAATAATTGTGGTAATTTAGCTACTAATCTATTTACTTATATTGTTCAACCAGGAGATTCAATTCAATCTATAGCACAAGAATTTGCCAATCAAATAAATGCTATTGTAAATATTGGCTATACTGCTACGTCAAACAATACTTCAACAATTATTACTGCTGACAGTCCTGATGTTATATTAACTATTTCATTAGTTACTGATAGCATTAATGGCACAATAAATCAAAATACTATTCAGCAAAGAGTTCCTACTAAGATTAAAACTGCTAAAACAAAATCATTAAAAAAAGATCCTATATTAACTTCTAAAAATTTAGCAAATTCTCATGTTGCTAAATTAAATACTGGAATTAATTCTCAAGGAGCTGGTGGTATTGTAAGAGGTTTTTCTTATAATTATGATATAAGTCCTACAGATGAAGTTTTTTCAATAGATAATGGATGTATTAACTTTAATGCTTATGATGATGAAAAGATTGGTATTTCTTATATGGGTATTGAATTAGATGAAAATGGATGGCCAATGGTTGCTGAAATACATGAAGATGCTGTTACTCATTATCTTATGTATATGTATAAAAGTATTGATTTTTGGAATGGTAAAATGAATGCTGGTGTTTATGATAGACTGGAAAGAAGATGGTTTGATTTATGTGGTCAAGCTCGTGGTGATGATGAATTGCCTAACAGTCAAGAAATGATTTATTTATCTAACCTTTGGATGCAACTTGTTCCGCTTCCAAGTAAAGAAAACTTCTAATGCAAGGTAAAACGGCTATAAATTCTTTTAATGATGGAATGATTCAAGATTATGATGTCTTGAATACTCCTGCTACTGCTTATCGTGATTCTTTAAATGGTAGGCTTATATTCAATAAGAATGGTACATATTCTTGGGAAACTGAAAATGGTAGTAAAGTAGCCATAGATATTCAGCCAAGAAATGGTAATGTATCGGAAGCTGGATTTAGATATTATATTATTGGTAATACTGGTAATGATAATATTGTTGTATTATTCCTTGTAAGAGAAGATGAGGGTGCTGGTGAAATAGGTTTACTAAGTACTGATGAATATGGTAACGGTAATTATAAAACATTATTTAATGACCTTGATGATCCAAATGGTGATTCATTAAATTTCCTTGTTAAAAACCAAATAGAAGCTCGATTTGTTTATGAGAATGATAAATGTATTAGAGCTTATTGGGTAGATGGTGTTAATATAGATAGTAATAGACCAAGAACAATTACATTTGAGTATGATCCAAATATTGGAAATCCCTCTGATGTAAATGCTTATAGTGGAAGTAATTTATCAGTTTTTGCTTTTAGTAGTCAAGCTGATTTTAATATGGGTATGATTAAGTATGTTAAAAATGTTGGTGGTAATTTACTGTCTGGTGTTTACCAATATACTTATAGGCTTAAAACTAATGCCGGTTATCAAACCCCTTGGTATCCATTAAGTCGTAGAGTTCTTGTAATTGCAGACCAAATTAATAGTACTAATTGGAATGAGTATGAAATGGATGGTTCTAATCAGACTACAAGCAAGGGTAATAGAATTCAAATAAAAGGTATTGATTTAAGATATGATAAGATAGAAGTAGCTTATGCTTTTTCTATTACAAGTTCATCATTAATAGAAGCAAAAATATTTGCTAATACACCTATTGATAGTGATGTAATGGAATTTGATAATACTGGAAATGTTGGTGAGCCATTAATTGTTGAAGAAATACCAGCTTTATTTAGTGGTATTACGGGTGCTAAAACTTTAAATATTAAAGATAGTACATTGTACTATGGTAATATTAAAGAAAATGCTTTACCGGCTTTTGATATAGAGCCTATATTAGAGAACTTGACTATGGAGCCAATGTTCAAAGATATGCGTTCTGATGAATGGGCGTATGCTGGCACAAACACTCCTACACCATTACCATTAACTCATGGTTGGCCAAGAACAGGTATTACGCAATTAAGAAATCATAATAGTGCTGGTGGTACAGAAGATTATACTATTGATAATGATTATTTAAATTATAAAGGAACTCAAGTAGATCATTTATATCCAGGTTATTTTAGAGGTGAAACATATCGTTTTGCTATTGTTTTTTATGATAAGCTTGGTTTTGAATCATTTGCTTTTCACTTAGGAGATTTTACATTTCCTAATCAAACCGAAAGAAATTATAGTTGGACAAGAATTCAAGAAGATGGTAGTCTTGTAAATGGTAGTGGAAGCTTACCAGAAGATGCTTGGCCAACTAATAATTATAACCATGAAGACTTATCAAGTGAAAAAGTATTTGTTGGGGATGTAGGTCAAAACTTAGCTCCAATGGACACTGTTAATCCTTCTTATGCAAGTAGTCTTGGGGCAGCCTCAGGAGAAGAAAGAAAAGTATCTCATTTACGTATAATGGGATTAAAAGTAGGTGGTATTGATGTAAGCTCTATATCTAATTTAATTAGTGGATTTAAGATTGTAAGAGTAGAACGTGATGCTCAAATACTTGCGCAAGGTCTTATACTCCCTACGGTGTTTAGTGAAGATGATGATGATAGAGGAAATATAATATTACCATTACCAGGTTATCATCAAGACTTTTATAATTTTAATACTATTATTACAAATGGATTTCCTCTGCTTTCTGATTGGAAATATAATGGACAATTTCAAGAAAATAAAGATGGAAACAAATATAAATTAAATGCTTATGGTTCTGTATTATATTGTCCAGCTGTAGATTTTGGAAGTATTAATTGGCCTAATTATAATACACAAGATGAAATTAGATTAATTGGTGGTTGTTGGGATGAATCTCATAGTCAAAATAGTCCAACTATTGTAGGTAGGGGAGCTGGTGAACAAATGAAATATGTTAAACATTATTACTCTAAAAATAATTTTCATAAACTTGGTTTTTCAGATAATCCTTGGCCAGTATATAATGCCAAAATGGAAAGTGTTGTCAGAACTGATATACTTGGTACTGACGGTTTAGTAGAAGATTGGGATGGTAATAATGATTTGCGTACAGAGATAAGGACTATAGATATTGCTAATAATCAAAGAAGAGGTGCTGGTAAGCCTCGTAGTATTTATGTTCGACATGGAAACTTTATAGATCCTGTAAATACTAATACTCCAACTACTGGATTTTCTTTTGCTCCATTTTATCGTAGAGGACCTGATAATGGTTCTCTTGGTTCTGATAATACAAAAAGATCTACTAATGATGCTAATGTATTAAATAATACCTCAGCAATGCATGGTAGTTTTATATTTAATTATATAAGACCTAATCCAAATCCTTATGGTGGTTTAACTCCTACATCTTTAGAACAATCTATATTTTATGGTACTGGACATTTTCAGCCAATTAACAATCCTACATTTAATGCTCAAGGAATGCCTGTTGGTTTAAGTTTTGATGGTATAGAAGTTTATGGTGGAGATTGTTGGCTTGATTATTTTTCATTTATGAGAATATATCCATATAGCCAATGGAATAGTGGTTCTGATCAAGATGATGATATGTCTGATGGTCGTATTTTTCCTTATGAATATAATTTCAATCATTCATTACGTGAAGGTGGTGGAGAAGGTGGTAGTAACATATCTTTAATATGGGCTTCTGTTGGGGCAAGAACTTGGAGAGATATTAGAGGTATCTCACCACAAAATTATCCAAATGGTGTTTATTGGGGTGGATTTATAGATGATGAGCCTGTTGCTGTTTTTGAAGAGTTTAATTTAAATGATGTATTAAGCTTTCAAGAATTATTAATATTTTATTCTCCAAAACCAGTTGATTTTAAAGATAATGATAGATTTCCGGTACGTTGGAGATATACTCGTGAAAAAGTTTATGGAGATCCAGTAGATAATTGGAGATTATTTCAAGTAAATGATTTTAGAGATTTGAATGGTGAGCATGGAGAAATTACAAGTTCACTATATGTATTCAATCAAATATACTCTTGGCAAATATCAGCTTTTGGTAGATTAAGAGCTTCTGATAGAGCTTTAATTGAATCAGAACAAGGTGGCACATTAACTACTGGTATTAGTGACAAATTAGATGGTATTGATTATATTTCTACAGAATATGGGAATCAACATCAATGGAGTTTATTTAAATCTGACAGAGCTGCTTATTGGATAGATGTTAATAAACGAAAACTGATGAGGTTTGCTCAAGATGGTAAAAATCCATTAAGTGATTTAAAAGGTATGCATCAGTATTTGGAACAAGAACTTCCAAAGTTTGAAGATGTAGATAACCCTGTTGGTAATCAAGGTATTCATGGTGTATATGATTATGCTAACAATTCAGCTATTTTTACATTTAATAGAAATAGAAAAATAGATGTATTTGATGATGTGGTAATTTTATCAAGAAGTAATTTAGGTAAAACTTATTCAGAATATATAATTGAACAAAATCAAACTGCTGAATTAAATCCTCAAGGATGGAACTCACCAGTACGTTTACCTATTGGAAATGTAAATGCTGGTGTAAATGAAAATACTTTATTTTATTTGTTTATAACGCCAAACA